CACAGAAACAGAATGAAAACAGAGCACTCTCTGTAATCCAGCAGTTTGCGAGCGACCCCGCAAACGCACACTTTGAGGCAGTCCAAGACCGTATGTTGTCGCTTCTCCAAGCGCCGCAAGTTCTAGGGGACATCAGTCATATGTCAGAACGCGAGAAATTGCAAGTGGCATATGACACCGCTGTAAGACTTGATCCACAATTGGCACAAAGTTTATTTGCTCAACAGCAACAAAGCTACGCCGCACAGAATCAGGTTCAAAAGGCAAGACAAGCGGCTGTACAGGTAAGGGGCGCACCAGGCGGCGCAGTCTCTGGCCCAGTAAGTCAATCAGACCGCCGAGCTGTTATCGCAAATGCGTTACGGTCGGCAAATTTTTAAACAAGGAGTAAATCATGGCATACGCCAATAGTAATTACTCAGACGTTTTAGCAACTACCATTGAATCACGCTCCGGCATCGTTGCCGATAACGTGACCAAAAACAATGCGTTGCTGACTCGCCTGCGCGAGAAAGGCCGTTACAAGCCTTTTACCGGTGGTTCGACCATTCTGCAAGAATTGTCATTCCAAGCAAACTCAACAGCCATGTACTACTCAGGCGCTGAAGTATTGAACATCTCCCCTGCGGACGTGATCAGTGCGGCTCAGTTCCCGATTAAACAGGCAGCCGTAGCAGTCACCATCAATGGTTTGGAAATGCTCCAAAACAGCGGCGAAGAACAGATCATCGATTTGTTTGACGCACGTTTGGACGTTGCCGAGGCATCCATTGAGAACTTGATCTCTACTGGTATTTACTCTGACGGTACAGCCAACAACGGCAAGCAGATCACTGGTTTGCAAGCTATGGTGGTTGCGTCTCCATCCACTGGTGTGGTTGGCGGCATTGACCGTGCAACTTGGTCATTCTGGCAAAACCAGACTTTCGACTTCTCTGGCGATCTGGGCGCATCTGCATCCAGCTCCAACATTCAGACCGGTTTTAACCGCCTGTATGCAAAGACAAGTCGCGGCTCTGATGTAGTCGATTTGATTTTGTTGGATAACAACTTGTGGGGCTTCTTCATGTCGTCTCTGCAAAACATTCAGCGTTTCCCTGGCTCTAGCAAGATGGCTGAACTCGGCTTTGTTGCTTCCAAGTACATGAACGCTGACGTTGTTCTTGACGGTGGTATCGGCGGTAATATTCCGACATCCACTGGTTACTTCCTTAACACGAAGTACATTTTCTTCCGTCCTCACGCAAATCGTAACTTTGTTCCGATCGGTGATGAGCGTATGTCCACTAACCAAGATGCCATCGTGCGCTTGATTGGCTGGGCTGGCAATATGACTGCCTCGGGACTCCAGTTCCAAGGCGTTATGACTGAATAAGGAGCAAAATCATGGCTGATTACGTCACCGATGGAAAAATTGGTATTGATTTGACCGCTACTTATGCGAGCACATCTGCCGGTTCTACAACTTTGTTCCCTGTTACCCCTGGTACTCGGGTGAACACCTCCAACAACGGCGTGTATATGTTTGTCCGCGCCGAATCCACCATCAACGCATTTGATGCGGTGATTATGAGCACATTTGCAAACTCAGCGAGTTCTACTCCTGTGATGCGAGCTGTGCCTGTGACCACCACAAACGCTGCGGCTTTGGGTTTCAACATGGTTGGCTTTGCACAAACCGCGATTGCCTCTAGCTATTACGGCTGGGTTGGCTTGAATGGTATGTTGCAAGTTAACTTGTTGGTCGGATGCAATCCTAAAGTGCCTTTGTACACCACTTCTACCGCTGGTTCACTGGACGACACAACCGTGTCAGCCGGTTTCATCCAAGGTATTGTGGCTAACACATCTGCCACTTCTGCATCAGCACCATTCTGTATGGTCAACAATGCAGGCTTAATCATGGTTGGCGCAGGCTAAACCAGACTGACACCCTGCCCATAAAGCGGGGTGTCTTTTTAATGAGTTCTGTACCCTTAAAAATAACTGGAAAATGTGTCGCTGAAGATGAGACACTGTTTGCCCACATGGATGCCGCAATTGCAAGAGGCTATCCACAGATCAAGGAAGCACAGCCAATAAAAGCTGGCTCGATCTTGTTAGTGGCAAGCGCACCAAGCGTAAGGGGTCAGGTAGAGCTTATTAAAAAGATGAAAGCGGAGGGGTCGCCCATTGTGGCGATCAAGGGGGCGCATGATTGGCTTATTGCCCAAGGCGTAATACCCGACTATGCCTTAGCCATCGACCCACAAGAGCACCGCATTGCGTTTTACGCGCCACGCAAAGAAGTGCATTACATGATTGCCAGCCAATGCCATCCGGCGATGTTTGACAACCTTGATGGGCATCAGGTCACGATATGGCATCCATACGTCACAAAGGGCCAAAACCGCCCTAAAAACTCCATGCTGATAGGTGGAGGCACAACCTCGGGATTGAGGGCTATATCGCTGTTCTACGTCCTTGGATACAGGAAGTTTGAGCTGTTTGGCTTTGATTCTTGTAACACCGACCAAATGCTCAGGGTCAACGGCGAAAGACTCAAAGAGGGCGACCAATTGATTGAGGTCAAGATTGACCCGCAAGGCGAGACCTTTTACTGCAATACAGCGATGGCGTTGCAAGCCGAGCACTTCCAGACCTACTACGACTACTTACCTGATGCGGTATTTAATGGGCATGGGCATGGATTGATCCAAGCCATTATCAAAAAGCGCGAACAAAACATAATGGAGTTGGGCGGCATCATTGATGTCAAAACCGAGCTAAACGACCGCACATCGTTTATCCATTGGGGCGACAAGAACGCCGCGAGCTGGCGCTACCGTTCCAAGATACCGGCGGGTGATTGGGCAAGCCAAAACGACTTGACCGCTGACACGTTGGTGTTTACCAAGCCGCAAGCCAATGAGTTGATGGTGATGGCAAGAGCCAAAGCCCGAGGCGCATGGGTGGTGGTGGACTTTTGTGATGACCATTTTGATTGGATGCACTACCAAGAGGCATTGCGTCTTGCGGATGCGGTGACTTGTTCAACCACCGAAATGGCGAGAAGAATTAAAGAGTTGGGGCGGGATACTTCTGTTATTCCTGACCCTTATGAGTACCCCGAGATGCCACCGCACTGTAATGGGGTCAATTTGCTTTGGTATGGGCATCATGTCAACCGTGAAAGCCTAAAACGCATACTGCCCGACCTTGAGGGTTATCCTTTGCGGGTGGTGTCAAACTTTGATGGGGCAATTCCTTGGTCGCATGAGACTATGTTGGAAGAATTTGCCCGAGCCGATATAGTGGTGATCCCTGCCACAGCTCCTTACAAGAGCGCAAACAGGGCAATTGAGGCAATTCGCCAAGGGTGTTTTGTGGTTGCAGAGCCGCATCCCGCCTTAGAGGGTTTTCCCATTTACATCGGCAACATCAAAGAGGGCATCGAATGGACAAAACAACAGGACATGAAAAAACTTATTTCCAAGGCGCAGAAGTTCGTGATGGAAGAATTCTCGCCTCAAACACTGATCGACAAGTGGAAGACAGCTACGAGACGGCCTACAACCTTGGATGCGGAAAGAAAAAATGGGACGGTTGGGTAAACGTAGACCTACATTCCGACATTTCCGACATCAAATGCGACCTTAGAAAACTAGAGTTGGCAACCGATTCAGCCGATGCGGTGGCGGCAATTCACGTTTTAGAGCACTTTTACGAGTGGGAAGTCTACGACCTACTGAGTGAGTGGAAGCGAGTGTTAAAGCCAGGCGGCAAAATGATCCTAGAGCTTCCTTGCATGGACAAGGTGTTTGCCTATGTATCCAACTGCGTGATCACCAAAGAGCCGTTACAGCCCTTTATGACCACTTATGCCCTATGGGGTGACCCTAAGTACAAAGCCGAGGAAATGTGCCACCGTTGGGGTTGGTTTCAGCGCCCATTGCAAGATATGTTGGAAACCGTGGGAATGCAGAATATTACGTTCTGCGAGCCAAGATACCATTTCCCATTTCGTGACATGAGGGTGGAATGCTTAAAGGGGTCTTAACCAACACCGAGCGCCATGAGCAAATGGCAAAGTCAATGCACTTGCCGTTGCTGAAGAAAAAGGGCAAATTCAACGACCGGCGCATGACCATTGCGTGTTATGGGCCAAGCCTTGAGGACACTTGGCGGCAGCTCAAGCACCCAATCATGACGGTTTCAGGGGCGCATGACTATCTAGTGGAGAGGGGAGTTATTCCTGATTTTCATGTGGACTGTGACCCTAGAGCGCACAAGGCCGAGATGCTGAGAAAGCCTCAGAAAAACACAAAGTACCTGATGGCCTCGGTCTGCCACCCAAACTTTTGGGAAACCCTTAAGGGGAAAAATGTTAAGGTATGGCATTTGGTAAATGGAGATGATTTCGAGACGGTGGCATGGGTTGCCCAGCACCACCCCGAGGGAATGGAAAGCCTGATAGGTGGCGGTTCGAGCGTAGGAATGCGGGCTATGAATGTTTCGGCGGCTTTAGGGTTTCGCCGGTTTGACATTCATGGCATGGATTGTTCGTTTGTAAAAAACCGTCACGCGGGTGCTCACACTGGCAAAGATCAGACTAAAATCATGGTCAGAGTTGGTTTGAGAACATTCCAGACAACGCACCAGATGCTTCAATCTGCGATTGAAATGGAGAAATTCATAGAAACGCAAGACGCTGAAGTGGTGTTTTACGGTGATGGACTAATGCAGGAAACTGCTTTCAAACTCAAGGAATTAGCATGAAAAACGAAGTGGCAGGCTGGACAAACGAGAGCTGGATGGAAGACAACCGAGGCAAGATGGCGGTGTTTTTCTATACCAAGCAAGTGCAAAACTCATTTAAGACGGCGCAAGAAAATCGCCCGATCTTTGATGAAAAGGTGTTTTTGAAGAAACTTGTACCCGGCGACTCCACCTTGGTTGTTGACCGCCCCATGCGCCCGACCGATGTAGATGATCACCCAATTGAGTGGGCAAGGTTTGAGCAAAAGAAAGAAAACCGCGTTTCTGGCACACCTTTGGAAGCATGGTCTATTCTTAGCGACACCCAAAAAGCTGAGTTCAACGCATTGCACATTTTCACAATTGACCAGTTTGCACAGCTTCCTGACTCAGTGGGCAACAAGATCATGGGCTTTAATGACTTGCGCGACAAGGCTCGCACGTTCATTTTGGCGGCTAAAGATTCCAAACTGATGGACAACGTAAGGGCTGAGACTGAGAAAGTTATGCAGACTCAAGCCGCTGAAATTGCTCAATTGCGTGAGATGATCAACGAGTTGACTGCCAAAAAAGCAGGCCGACCCAAAAAAGAAACCGTAGAGGAATGATATGAGCTACACATTACTGCAATTGGTTGATCAAGTATCGGGAGAGCTGGGTTTGACTCAGCCAACGGCAGTAATTGGCTCATCAAACAACCAAACCATTCAGCTATTGTCCTTGGCTCAACGGCTGGGCAAGGATTTGGTCAGGGATTACGAGTGGCAGCGCTTGGTGCAGGCTTACATCTGGCAAACCCAGAATGCGGTGAGCACCACAGGCAATATAACGGCAAACTCAAGAGTAATCACTAACATTCCAAGCACAGCGGCTTTGCAAGTGGGGAATGTGGTTACCGGCACAGGGCAAACACCGTACGCGGAGATTTTGACGATTGACAGCTCTACGCAAGTCACGCTAAATGCGCCGGTTGCCACCTCCACATCCTCGGTTTCAATGACGTTTGCCAAACAGGATTACGACTTGCCTGATGGCTACGACCGCATGATTTCGGACACCAATTGGGACAGGACAGACCATTGGCGCAACCTCGGGCCAAAGTCATCACAAGATTGGCAGTTCTTGCAAGGCGGCATTATCTCCATTGGCCCACGCGAGCGCTTTCGGATATACAACAACAAATTCAGGATTTTCCAAGCCCTGACCACGGTTTACAACTTCTCATTTGAGTATGTGTCTAACTATTGGGTATGTGCGGCAGGCTCAGAGCAAGGCTCAAAGTCAGCATATACGCTGGATACCGACACCAGTATTTTCCCTGATGACCTGATGCTTGCGGGTTTAAAGTTTTATTTCTTGAAAGCCAAAAAGCTGGACTACTCCATTGAGTTGGGCGAGTTCATGCGGGCGTTGGCTTATTGCAAAGCTCAGGATCAACCAGTTTCTGCCATGTCGCTTGCACCAGTAGGAATGAACCAACTGGTCGGGCCGTGGAGTGTGCAAGATGGCAATTGGCCTAGTGTTTAAGGAGATGACATGAAACTAGATGGACTTTACAAAAATATTCAAGACAAAAGGGCAAGAATTGCCGCAGGGTCAGGCGAAACAATGAGAAAGCCTGGCACTGAGGGCGCACCGACTGCCAAAGCGTTTAAAGAAGCTGCTAAGACTGCCAAGCCAGAAAAAAAGAAATAAATGCTGAATTCATTTTCCAAAGCTCCGCGCCAGCAAGCCTCACAAACTGTTACGGTTGCCGCGCCAATTGGGGGTTGGAATGCCCGCGATGCGTTGGGGGCAATGGATCCTTTGGATGCGGTGACGTTGCAGAACTTTTGGCCTGGCACTAACTCAGTTATTCTGCGAAACGGCTACACCAAACACGCCACGGGATTCCCTGGCACGGTTGACAGCCTAATGGCGTATTCGTCAGGTTCATCAAATAAATTATTTGCCGCAAGCGTAAGCAGTATTTATGACGCAACTAATCCTGGCGCAATTGGTGCGGCAGCGGTTGGCAGTCTGACTAATGCAAAATTTCAGTACACCAACATTACCACCGCTGGCGGCTCATATTTAATGGCGGTCAATGGTGCAGACAAGCTCAGAATCTTTAACGGTACATCATGGGCTAAGGATGGAGACGGCGCACCGTATGATATTACTGGCGTAAATACAGCTAATTGTTCAAACATTTTGTTGTTTAAAAACCGTATTTGGCTTATTGAAAATGGTAGTCTCAAAGTCTGGTATTTGCCAATAAATGCAATTGGTGGGGCGGCTGTGGCGCTGGATATGACCAGCTTGGTTCAGCAAGGCGGCTACATCATGGCGGGCATGACATGGACGTTGGACGCTGGCTATGGTGTAGACGACAACTTGGCGTTTATCACCAACAAGGGCGAATTGATCCTTTGGCGATTAACCGACCCGACCACACCGACAGGCATATCAATGGTGGGTTTGTGGAAGCTAGGCGCACCAATTGGTAGGCGTTGCTACACAAAGTTTGGCGGGGATTTGCTGATCATCACGCAAGATGGCATTGTGCCGATGTCGGGTGCATTGCAAAGCTCAAGGCTTGACCCAAGGGTATCAATTACCAACAAAATCCAGTATGCGGTCAGTCAAGCGGTTAGTTCGTATTCTGATAATTTTGGGTGGTGCTTGCTGTATTACCCTAAAGAAAACCAGTTAATTATGAACGTGCCAATTCAAGCAGGGTATCAGCAGCAGTATGTGATGAACAACATTACAAAAAGTTGGTGTAATTTCACAGGTTGGGCGGCAACAAGTTGGGAATTGTTTAACGACAACCCCTATTTTGGCGGTGACGGTTATGTGGCGGCGGCGTGGAATGGCACATCAGATGACTCTACCGACATTGATGGCTTTAGCTTGCAATCATTCCAAACCTATGGCACAGCCTTGCAAAAGCAATGCAAAATGATCCGCTACCACTTGCAAAGCGATGGATCACCAAGCGTTTTTGGAAACGTGAACGTGGATTACAACCTTGCGGATGAAGCCGCACAGCTTAACTTTTCTACAAGCATTTATGGCTTATGGGACACAGGATTGTGGGATTCTGCCATTTGGGGGTCAGGGCTTGTGCCTAGCGCTGATTGGCAAGGTGCAACAAATATTGGTTATAGCTTTGCGCCGTTGTTAAAAACAGCAACGCAAGGCATACAATTGCAGTGGGTCGCAACCGACTTGGTATTCGAGGCTGGTGGTGTGCTTTGAGATAACTTCCGATCATTCGGCTGGTCATTGGACTGCTGAAAAGATTGAGGGTGGTTATCACGAAGCAAGAAGTCGGTCTATCGGATTGAAAAAAAACGGCGAGTTTGTTGCCGGTGTGATTTACGAGAATTGGAATAGGCGGTCAATCACTTGCCATATTGCCATTTCTGGTCGGTTGACACCGAGGTACTTGGCGGTGATTTTTGACTATCCTTTTGTGGTTTGCGATGTCAAAAAAATTATTGTTCCAGTAGATGCAACAAATTCAAAAAGTGTCACTTTGGTAGAAAAAATGGGTTTTACAGAAGAAGCCCGAATCAAAGACGGCATGGCTAATGGGGATTTGATCCTGTACACATTGGCAAAGAAAGATTGCAAATATTTGGGGGAACGATATGGGAAAAAAAACAGCAGCACCACCAACGCCTGATTACAAGGGCGCGGCGATTGAGCAGGGCGCAGCCAATGTTGAATCTGCAAGGGCTACGGCAAAACTGTCTAACCCCAATATTTATACACCTTACGGCACTCAATTAGTAAGCTATGACGGCGATGTTCCAACTGTTCGCCAAACTCTTACACCGACCGCACAAAAGACTTTAGAGGCTCAGCAAGGCGTTGATCTTTCATTGTCAAATCTTGCACAAAAAGGTACAGGCATTGCGTCTAATGTGCTTGATAAGCCGTTCAGCTTTGGTGGGCCTGATGTTCAGACTTCATTAGATTTAAGCAATGTGGCAAAGATGCCAATCAATGCTGGCGTGACAGGCCAAGAAGCCATCATGTCAAGGCTTGAGCCATCTTTGGCAAAACAAAGGGTGAGCACAGAAACCCAATTGATCAATCAGGGGTTGCGACCAGGCACAGAGGCTTACGACAACGCCATTCAACTTCTTGGTCAGCAAGAGACAGATGCTAGAACGCAAGCGGTTTTACAGGGCCTTAATCTTGATATTGGCGCAAATGCTCAAGGATATAACCAAGCGTTGCAAACCGGTCAATTTGGCAATACTGCCCAACAACAAGCGTTAGCGCAAGCAATTCAAAGTCGCCAGATGCCATTGAATGAAATCAATGCGCTGATGAGTAGTTCACAAATTGAAAACCCTCAATTTGGGGCTTACTCTGGCGCTAACGTAGCACCCGCACCAATATTTGCAGGCACACAAGCGCAAGGGGCATTTGATGCCAACAAGTACAACCAACAAGTATCCCAAGCCAATGCAGCGACCGCAGGACTGTATTCGTTGGGTGGCGCGGCTTTGGGTGCGCCTAAAGGCACGTTTTCTGACCGCAGATTGAAATCAAACATTGTCAGGCTTGGTACTCACCCAATTGGTGTTGGTATTTACGAATACGACATATTTGGCGGTCGCCAGATTGGTGTGATGGCTCAAGAGCTGATGGAAGTGATGCCAGATGCGGTGCAAGAGCACCCAAGCGGATATTTGATGGTTGATTACGGGAGACTTTGATGCCAGCAATTAATTTAAGCCCTTTAACCGCCGAACAAGAATCGCTTGACCGCCGCCGCAAGATGGCAGAGGCAATGCAACAGCAAGCAATTTTGCCCATTGAGATGCCTACCGTGCCAGGCGCAAAGGTTAGCCCTTTGCAAGGTTTTGCAAAGCTATTGCAAGGCTACATTGCTGGCAAAAATCTTGAAAAAGCCGAGCAAGAAAAGAAACAGTACGAAACCGACACAATGGGCGACTTTGCTAAGATTTTGAGAAATACTGGCAAATATGAAACCATACCGGGTACGCCCGCTGTGCCTGAGCAAACTACCAGCACAATCGAGCCAAACATTGCTAATCAAAATTTGCAGGCGGTTGCAGCAAGACAAATGATCCGTGACCCCAATGCGCCTATCAGCCCATTTGAAAGACAAATTGGCGAAGATGAAAGAGCGCAAATTAGTCAATTGCCATTGGAATCTACGCAAACAATGGTAACGCCTGCGGTTGCGGGAACGCCTGACAGACAAATACCTTTGTTGTCCCCTGAGTTACTTAGCGACCCAAACTTTATGAAGACCAGCTCAGGTCGCATGATGTTGGCGCAGGCTTTGATGCAACAACAAGCACAACAGCAAGCAAAAGCTGAAAAGGCTTTAGAAATTAAAAGTCGCAACCCAGAAGAAGATTTGTACAGAACGGTTGATGGAAAAGTTGAAATTGTGTCACCGGGCAAGCCTAAAGCAATATTGCCAAAATGGGAAAAATCAAGCAAGTTTGATGCTAATGGGCAAGAGATTATGGGTTGGGTAAATACCAATGCGGCTGATATTCCCGCATCATTTGTACAAGGCGCAGTAAAACCTGCAATGACAGATGCACAACGATTAGAAGCAGAGTTAAAACTTTATGCAACTGACGTTGAAGCAGAAAAAGCTAAAGACGTAGGACGCATACCTCCTACATTTACGCGGTTGCCTAAAGGTGTTCCGATTGGTGCGAAACGAACTGGCGAGACTCCTGACGGCAAAGTAGTTTTTGAGTTAAACGGCAAAAAGTATGTGGGGGAATAATGGCTGAATACACTGGTGAAGTAATTTACGATGCCCCGCAAGGTAAACCCAAGCCTGTAGTTAACCCTGCATTGGTGAATGCGTTAGTGCCGCCCGCTGTTGTGCCAAAGGCGGCTTCAGTGCCTGCGTTGTCGCCACAAGATCAAAGAGCATTTGACTTAGCGGAAGTTAAAAGAAAAGCTGATGTGCAAGCAAAAATTGCTGAAGAAAATCGAGCTACAGCGCGAAAAATAGAAGAAGAAAAAAGAGCAAAAGCAACAAAACTAGAAGAAGAAAAAGCCAAAGAAGCAAATCCAATAAGCTCTTTAACTGAAGGAGAACGTAAAGCTGGCACGTTATTGCAAAGAATGCAATCTTCTTCAAAACAATTGCAAGACGTTCTTGCAAAATATCCTGATGCTGCAAAACCAGAATATTTGTCAAGTTTTGTGCAAGGTTTTAGTGAGCCTGCTGCTAACTTAATAAGGTCAACGCCTCGCCAACAAATAGAAACGGCACAAAAAGATATTGTGGATGCGGCTTTAACGGCCTCTACTGGGGCTTCATATACCGCACAACAATTTAAGGAATTTAAAGAATTTCTTTTTCCGCAAATTGGGGATGATCCACCCACCATAAAAGACAAACAAAAACGGTTAGAAACTGCCATTGAATCAGTACGGCTTCAATCTGGTCGTGCCGCCAAACTTGTTCCAGACGTAAAAACTGGCAACAATCCACCAGCAGGCGCACCGGCTGATGTCAAGCAAGCAAAAGATGGCAAATGGTATTCGCCTGATCCAGCAAGAAAAGGCAAATACTTACAGTGGGGAGATTGAGATGGCTGGCAAACCTGTTGAATTTGACCCATTTGCAGCTCAACCAAAGCCGGTTGATGTTGATCCATTTGCGCCTAAAAAACGGTCTTGGATGGATGTGCCTGGCGAGGCTCTAAGCAACATACCCCAAAGTGCAAAAAATTTAGCTATGGGGCTTTATGACGTAGTTACAGACCCCATTCAAGCCGTAAGAGGCGCGGGCGAACTAATAGTAGGCGGCACACAAAAATTGATGGGTGATCCTTTGTTTCAAATTCCTGCTTTGCGTGAAGCAGAGCAAAATGTGCAACAAAGGGGCAAAGCTGCATTACAGGCGGGCAAAGAATTTGTCGGTCAAAGATATGGTGGTGAAGAACAATTAAAAGGCACACTTGCAACAGACCCTGTGGGCGCTGCGGCTGATCTATCGTTGTTGTTTACTGGTGGCGCTGGCTTGGCATCAAAAACGCCTATGCTGTCAAGAGCTGCACCAACATTAAGAACAGCGGCAAACATAACTGATCCATTATATTTGGCAGGCAAAACTGCTGGCAAAACTTATGACCTGACAAGCGGTTTGGTTAAGTCTGGTCTTGGAATGAAGACAGGCGTAGGAACAGAAGCAATTGAGCAAGCGGTGCAAGCGGGTCGCCAAGGAAACACGACATTTCTAGAAAATATGCGCGGTGATGTACCGATAACCAATGTACTTGATGACGCACAAGCCAATCTTGCCCAAATGAATTTGAACAAGCAAAAAGATTACCGTTCTGGAATGGTTGACATCAAGAACGATAAATCTGTGCTTGACTTTAAAGGCATTGATCAATCCTTGCAAAATGCTCAAAGCAAAGTGTCTTATAAAGGAAAAATTATAGATAAAATTGCGGTTGAAACTGTTGAAAAAATGCGAGCCAAAATTGATGATTGGAAAAACTCTGATCCTGCTGAGTACCACACGCCAGAGGGTCTTGACAATCTAAAGCAAAGCCTTTGGGAAGATTTTGGCAAGTTAGGCAAAGACGAAAAATTAGCTTATTCCGCTGGCAAACAAATTTATGATTCTGTAAAAAACGAGATCAGCAAACAAGCACCAACTTACGCAAAGGTGATGAAAGAATACACCGATGCAAGCGAGCTGACCAAAGAAATTGAACGAGCTTTGTCGCTTGGACAAACCGCATCTGCTGATACGGCAATTCGTAAACTTCAGTCATTGATGCGTAACAACGTAAACACAAATTACGGTCAACGACTCAATCTTGCCCAACAGTTAGAAAGCGCTGGCGGTAGAGATTTGATGCCTGCATTAGCTGGTCAAGCGTTAAGCAGCAAATTGCCAAGAGGTTTGCAAAGCGCTACCAATATTCCATCTGCTTATTTGGCATATGGTGCTGGCGGGCCAGCGTTAGCAACGCTTGATCTGTTGGCTTCATCTCCTAGATTGGTGGGTGAAACTTCATACAAATATGGTCAACTTGCAAATGCTTTGACACAAGGTCAGCAAGCGGTTTCCAAGGCCATACCTATGACGGCAAAACAAGCTAGATTGGCGGCTCTTTTAGGCGCACAATCTAATCCATACGCAATTGGGGGACAGAAATGAGTTACAACGGTAGCGGCACATTCCAAATAAACACTTCTGGGCAACCAGTAGTTGCAGGCACGGTCATATCCTCGACCGCCTTTAACGCCCTTACAGCGGACTTGGCAACAGGTCTGTCCACGGCTATCACAAAGGACGGTCAGACCACTACAACGGCTCGCATACCGTTTGCGGCAGGTATTAACTCAAGCCTAACCACAGACTCATCTAGCACCACCACAGGGTCAATTATTACGGCGGGTGGTGTGGGTATAGCTAAAGCGCTGTATGTGGGTACAACGGCTAATTTTGCAGGCGTAGTGACGTTAACTGCCCAGCCAATTCTTTCTAGCTTGACAGCCTCTAAGCCTGTGTTTACTGACGCATCTAAGGGTTTGGTATCCACGGGTACTTTGGGCGCTGATCAAGGCGGTACAGGGGTTGCAAACAATGCGGCAATGACTGTTACAGGCTCTGGAAACTTTGCTTACACAAGGACTTTGACAGGCGTTACAAACGTCACTTTTCCCACTACTGGAACATTGGCAACGCTTGCGGGTACAGAAACACTAACTGGCAAAACTCTTACTAGCCCAATAATTACTAATCCTTTGATTACTGAGATTAGAGAAACAGCGACTGTTTCAGCAACAGCAGCCACAGGAACAATCCAATTTGATGCGCTGACCCAAGTCGTTCTATATTACACAACTGCTTCATCAGGTAACTTCACGGTCAATTTCAGAGGCAATGTAAGCACATCTTTGGATAGCGTGATGTCCACAGGACAGTCTTTGTCGGCTACCTTTTTGGTAACCAATACTGGAACGGCTTATTACAACTCTGCTGTAACAATTGACGGCAACAGCGTTACTCCCAAGTGGCAAGGTGGCTCTGCACCGACAAGTGGCAATGCAAGCTCGATTGATAGCTACACCTATGTGATTATCAAAACAGGGTCTGCCACATTCACCGTTTTAGCTTCTGTAACCAAGTTCGCATAAGGACACGCAGATGCCACGTTTATCCAAAATTGGTGCTGCTGCACTAGCCGCCTTTGGGTGGACAGGACTGCAATCGGTTACTGCTAGTTACCTTGTAGTGGCTGGTGGAGGTGGCGGTGGTCATACATTTGGCGGCGGTGGTGGCGCTGGCGGATTACTATCAGGCACAACAGTTTTAACTCCAACTTTGTCCTACACCATTACTGTAGGCGCTGGCGGTACGGCAGTAACAAGCAGTAGAGGAAATAATGGTAGTGATTCTGTTTTTAACAGCATTACAGCCACTGGAGGCGGTGGCGGTGGTGATAGTACAAGCACAACTGGTAAATCAGGCGGTTCAGGCGGTGGGGGTGCATATTATTTAGGTGCTGGTGGAAGCGGAACTGTCGGTCAAGGTAACAGTGGTGGCGCTAACCAAGGTACTAACGGTGTCGGTGGCGGCGGTGGTGGTGCTGGTGCGGTTGGTGCAAGCACAGGTACACCCGGCTCCGCAGGTGCAGGCGGTATTGGTTCAACATCTTCTATAACTGGAACATCTACTTACTATGCTGGCGGTGGTGGTGGTAGTGGAAATACTGGGTCAGTAGCCGCTGGTGGTCTTGGTGGAGGCGGTGCAGGTGGTATTAATGCGGCGGGAACTGCTGGAACTGCTAATACTGGTGGCGGTGGCGGCGGTGGCACTACTGGTGGCGCACAAGGCGGCTCAGGTGTCGTAATCATTTCATACACAAGCGCAACACAATTATTTGGTGGTGGAACTGTTACCCAATCAGGCGGTAACTTCATTCACACATTCACATCTTCTGGCGCACTTAGCCCTTTGTCATCTATAACAGCAAGTTACTTGGTAGTGGCTGGCGGTGGCGGTGGTGGTCGTTCAGAAAACTCAGCCAGCGGTGATGGCGGCGGTGGCGGTGGCGCTGGCGGCTATCGCACAGCCACAGCAATAATTGATTCCAACTCAATTTATACAGTTACTGTTGGCGGTGGTGGTGCTGGGTCAACTTCTGTTGCCGCAAAAGGCGTTAACGGTTCTGATTCTGCTTTTTTTGCTGTCACTTCAGCTGGTGGCGGTGGTGGCGGCTCAGACAACGCCAATACAAATATCAACAATGGTGCTGATGGTGGTTCTGGCGGCGGTGCAGCTAGTTTTTTCCAAACCGCAACAACTGGAGGTGCGTCAAGCCCTGTTACCTCTCCAGTTCAAGGTTTTGCTGGTGGCAGTCTTGCCGCCCCTGCAAGTCCATCGGGTGCAAGAGCTGGTGCTGGTGGCGGTGGTTCTTCACAAGCGGGAAATACCAAAAACGCAAACATTGGCGGTGCGGGCGGTAACGGTACTGCTAATAGTATTTCTGGTTCATCAATTACTTACGCTGGCGGTGGTGGCGGTGGTGGTGGTGGCGACAATGCTCAAGCGGGGGGCGCTGGAGGAACAGGTGGCGGTGGCGCTGGCGGCACAATAAATACCAATGGAACTGCGGGTACTGTCAATTTGGGTGGTGGTGGTGGCGGTGGTGGCCCGTCATCAGGAACGGGCGGTGCAGGCGGTTCAGGCGTAGTCATCATCTCTTACGCTGGCTCACAAGCATTTACTGGCGGCACAGTCACATCTTCTGGTGGCAACACTATTCACACATTTACTTCTAGCGGGTCTTTAACTGGTGGATTTGTTGAATATTTAGTTGTTGCTGGTGGTGGTGGTGGCGGTGGCAATGGCGGTGGCGGTGGCGGTGCTGGTGGTTTTAGAACAGGCACTACTACTTTAATAAAAGGCACTTCCTACACAGTCACAATAGGTGGAGGAGGCACTGCTGGGACGGGAGTTCCGGGAACTAATGGCGCAAAAGGTTCTGATTCAGTATTTAGCACCATTACATCTACTGGCGGTGGTTACGGCGCACAGATTGCATTCCAAGGCGGCTCTGGTGGTAGCGGCGGCGGGTCTGGTAAAGACTCTAACGTATCTGGTGGTTCGGGTAATACTCCAAGCACTAGCCCATCTCAAGGAAATAACGGAGGTTCTGTACCTGGAAGCGGTAATATTGGCGCATCTGGCGGTGGTGGTGCTAGTGCAGTTGGCGCTAATGGAGGCGGCACTCCCGGTGCTGAAGTTGGTGGAAATGGCGGCGCTGGCACGGCAAGCAGCATAACTGGAAGTAGCGTCACCTATGCTGGAGGTGGTGGTGGAGCAGTCAATACTACTGGTTTGTCAACGCCCGGGCTTGGTGGTGCAGGCGGTGGTGGCAATGCTTCTGTTAATGGCACTTCTGCTGGCTCCGCAGGCACAGCCAATAGGGGTGGCGGTGGTGGCGGTGGTGATTATGCTTCTCTAGGCACGGCTCAAGCAGGCGGCGCTGGTGGTTCTGGCGTAGTCATTCTTTCCATTCCAACAGTCAACTACTCAGGCACAACCACAGGCTCACCCACAGTCACAACCAGCGGAACAAGAACAATTCTGACCTATAACAGTTCAGGCTCATACACGGCATAAGGAGAAACAAATGTCACACTTTGCAAAAGTAGAAAATGGAATAGTAGTCAACGTCATTGTTGCCGAACAAGATGTCATCGACTCTGGCATCTTTGGGCACGGTTGGGTACAAACCAGCTACAACACACACGGTGGTCAACACCCAGAGGGCAGACCTTTGCGTAAGAATTATGCTGGCATTGGTTATACCTATGACTTAGGCCGTGATGCGTTCATACCGCCACAACCGTATCCATCATGGATTATGAGTGAGGAAACTTGCCTATGGTCTGCGCCAACTCCAATGCCTATTGATGACAATCGTTATTCTTGGGATGAGCCAACATTGGCATGGATTGAGGTGGCAGTATGACACCCGTTGAAGCCCGATTAGACACGCACGAACAGGTGTGCGAGTTCCGCTACGACAGCATTAACGCCCGTTTAAAGCGCATTGAGCAGATTTTGATAGGGTCATGTGCCGCCATCATTGGTATGCTGTTGACGCTTGTTTTAAAGCTCTAGGAACGTGAAATCGAGCCGATCACGCTGGCGCTTGCTGCAATAGCCGGAATTAAGCAGGGCGTGGCTCTGTACAAGGATGCCAAAGCTGCGGGTACAGACCTTTACAAGATCACCAAAGAAATCTCTGGATTCATTGGGCAATTCTTTGACGCACATGAGGAAGTCAAAAAGGACGTTAAGCGGCAAGAGCTTGACCCGCCCAAAACAAAATCAATGAAAGCCCAAGCGCTTGAAAATGTGTTTCACCAGATTGAATTAGAGCGACAGTCGGTAGAATTGCGTGAGTTTTTGATCTACCACACAGACCCAGCGCTTGGTGCAGTCTGGTCACGGTTTGAGGAAGAATACAAAAAACTAAACGAGGAAAACGAGAAGCAGATTGAACTTGACCGCCAAATGGAGATGCAACGCAAATGGCAACGCAAAAGAACAATAAGCAATCTGCAAGACAAGGCGCTAATAATCGGGGCAGTGCTAACGATTACTATATACCTCCACCTCCTCCTATGGTCAATCAAACAAATGACAACGGGCAAATAGTTTTTTTGATTTCACTGATTGCGGTGATGCTGATTTTGCCGTTGTTCTTATACTTGATGGCATCAATGTACTTTGATATGCTAGTCGTGCAACAAGAAAACAAACAACAGCAGGCAATTATTCGCCGCCTCATTACTCAACTGGAGAATAAAAAATGATTCCCATAGTCGCATCATTGCTTGGCACACTTGCCCAAAACGGCCTTGGCTTGCTATCTAGCGCCATTCAAGCCAAAGGCAAGGAAGTGGTCGAAAACACGTTGGGCGTAAAGATTCCTGACAACCCTACACCAGAAGACGTTTCCAAGCTAAGAGAGCTGCAATACGCACATGAGGAACGATTGCTCGAGCTGGGCATTGAAAAAGCCAAGATGGAACTAGCCGAGCTTGACCTGTTGGCAAGGGCCGCGCAAAGTGACGCAGATAACGTTACAGACCGTTGGCAAGCAGATATGTCATCTGACTCTTGGTTGTCCAAAAACATACGCCCCATGAGCCTTATAGCCATCTTTATGGGCTATTTCTTGTTTGCCATGATGAGTGCGTTTGGCTATAACGCAAATGAATCCTATGTAACCCTGTTGGGTAATTGGGGGATGCTGATTATGGGCGCTTACTTTGGCGGCAGGACTGTGGAAAAACTTGCAGAAATGAGGAAGAAATGAAAGCTAAATTAACTTTCCTTGTAACCCTGATGGTCAGCTTTACCCTGTGCATTGTTGTTGTTGGCATGGTTGGCGTTCTAATGGCTGGATTGTTTGACGAAAAAGTTGACAACGCAGAAATATTCAAACTAATTAGCCCAGCATTTCAAACTATTGTTGGTGGCTTTATTGGCTTATTAGCTGGCGTAAAACTGTCGCACGGTGAAATAGATGGAGAACAAAAATGAGCCTAAGCACCGAACAAGCCGCATTCCTTTTGGATGCTTGCAAACTGATTCAATACGCAACAGAACAAGGTTTTATGGTTACTGGTGGGGAGCTATCCCGCACACCAGAACAGCAAGCCATTTACGTCAAAACAGGCCGTTCTAAAACAATGAAATCCATCCACCTCAAGCGTTGCGCCATTGACCTAAACTTTTTCAAAGATGGCAAGATTATCTGGGACAAGGCCACTATTGCGCCTTTGGGTGTGTATTGGGAATCTTTAAATGTCAAAAATCGTTGGGGCGGTAATTTTTCCAATTTGGTGGATTGCCCGCACTTTGAGCGTAATGTTTAATCTGCAAAAAAGTGCAGTAAGGCAACAACAACGCCAATGCCAACAATTGCGCCAATGAACAAAATTGCAATGGTGATGATTACTTCTTCCATCGGTCGCATATCTCCTGTACGTTTTTGGTTTTTTTAGGTTTTTGGCATAGCTCGCTAATTGACTTTTCTTTTGACTTGCGTTGCATTTGGTAGACATTGAGAGGCGCTGGTGGCAATAGGTTATAACCGCCAACGCCCATCATTGACAAACACAAGATGATGCGGCTAATCATGTTTGTTTATTGAATAAAACCAATCATCTCCAGCCGTCCACTTGCGTGTGCCATCGACTGAATAAATGGTTTTTGCTGCTTGGAAATCAGGAAACTTGGCTTGCTGGATTAGGCTTTGGTCATACCACAGGCAACGGTTGTTGGGCTGGGCGGCAAACTGACCATTGTCTAGGCGTATGAAATTAAAGCTCTTGTGCTCCTCGGCGGTTTCGGTAAAGCCGGTGTCCACATCCATGCCGTCAGCACAAAAGTCTACGGTAAACATATAAGTTCCAAAATGCCATTGTTTATCCTTGCCAAGAAACTTAACGCCAAGGTTACGCAGGCCAATCTTTTCAACAATGGTAAACCGATAGCCCATGCAGTCCCATAGCTGGAGCGTGTCGATTGACAACGTGCCACTGTAATCCTCATGCCACACATAAGCGTGGATGGGTAGTTTGTCGTACAAAGCGCCGTATTCGGTCAATAGCGACTCAATCCTAAACACTTGCCCTCTGATGGCTTTAAGACTGACCCACACGCAAGGCACAAGCTCGCCATGCCCTTTGGTGTGGTTGTATAGAAACTCGGCCTTAATAAAGCACTGTAAGGGCGGTAATGACGCAACAAGGTAGCTCATGTGTTCTTCTCCTTGGCGTAGCCGTTCTTTTGCTTGAGTTTGGCTTCAATGGTTGAATACATTTTTTCAAATATAAAATCGCTTGAAACCTTATTAGCAAACAAATCATATATTTCGTTGAAATCTGATTGCGTCAGCCCCTGCCATGTGCGCTGTGGTGTGGTGTAGTTCTGCCCACAGTTGTGGCATTGCACAACGCCGTTAAGGGGATTCCACTTGACTGCACTTGCATCCCTATAACCGCAACAAGGCAACGTCACAGGCTCTTGCTCTGTGCGCTGTGGTGGGTGGGTGAAAAGTGGAACGCAGTCATCCCATGCTTTTGTCTCGTAATAAATACGAATTCCATCTTCGATCCTATACCACGCCACAGGCTCTTGGCTTTCCAACTCTGCAATGGCTTGGCGTAGGGATGTGATGGCATCGTGCATTTTTTCTGCTGACGCGTTGAATTCATCATTGTTTGTCCAGTCGATAGACACCTCAGTTTCCAACGCCTCAAGCGCCAGCTTCAATGCTTTTTGTGTCATATCAACTCCCGCTGAATAGGCACAAACCGCCATTCACGTTCAGCCCTGCCAGACTTTGACTTGGTGGTCTTGCCGGTCAGCTCAACCATGCCAAGCCTAGCCATCTCAGGTAACCGCCTGGCTACCTGATTGCCATCCAAGCCGGTCAGCTCTGCAATACCGTCTTTGCCCCGAGCGCCAAAGCGTTGGAGACAATCCACAATCTGGTCAAAGTGCTGATTTGCAAAGGTAATTTGGTCGGCTGCGGCGTGGCTAGTCACTGGATCAAGTGACCGTGCGCGTTTAAAAAGGAATGTCATCTCTTGCTCCTGTATTTGTCTTTTCCTCCAAGTCATAACAGTTTGCCCATCCTGTCCATCCACCATCTGCCAAAGGTATGGTGTCTAACTTAATTTTAAAATTTTCACCATCCTCAAACAAACTGCCAATGGTCTGGTAGCGTTTCTTTTCTTGACCGTCTTTGTTGGTGTATGTGCCGGTAATGACAACGATGTTTTTGATTTTTCTCATGGCAAACTTTCTAATTGTTGGATTTTTAGGTCTACATCACCCAAGAACTGGATGACTGAATTCTCAAGCAAATTAACCATTTCGGGGTCATAGTTGATGCGCTTGATGAATAGCTGATGTCTTTCCGGAAGACGTGGATCGAATGAAACAAAGTCTGCCCAAGGCGTATCGGTGCAAGCCATTTGCCACATCATTTGCGTGATGTACTTTTCTGGAATTTTGCGATCTAGCAAAGTTTGCAGATGCGTACTAGTATTTGGGCATTTCAGTTCAACGATACCCTCATTAGCCAGGCCATCAGGAGAAGCGCCAGCCATTGCAATGCGGGGATGGTTAACAAACCCCACCTCAGTAACCAACAAATCCATCCTTGCCTCATAAGCCGCCCGAGCGTAAGGCTCGGTGTCTGTACCCCACTGCATGGCTGAATTGCTGTAAGACTCGGCAGGCTTGCCGGTCATGCGCTCACAAACCAATTGGGCAAGGTAGTTCTCGCGGCTGGCGCTTGGCCCTGACTTGGTCTTGGCAATGATGTCAGCCACACGGCTTGCGGTGACCTTGCCGCATCTGGCGGCAAACCATTCTTCTGTGCGCTGTTCCATTATTTGCTCTCCAACATGGCTTTTTTAGCGTCCTTTTTGGCAATGACCTTAGCCTGCCATGCTTGCTCGCCGTTTGTGGCCTTGTATGCCGCTTTATAGGCTTCCTGTAACTCTTTGAGGGTGATGACTTCATCCATTGCCGCCATCAGGTCAAGAATTTGGTTTTCATTGACCGTGGACTTGATTTCGGTCTTGCGGGCGGCTTGGTTGCCATCATCATCCTCGGGCGCAATACCGCAAGCAGCCATCAAGCTGTAGCGTCTGGCGTAAGTCAGGGCAGAGCCGTAGCCCTGTGGGTCTTGTTTGCTGGCTGGCACATGAAGAATGCCGCATTCCAACATTTCGCCTGATTCGTGGATAAACATTGTTTCCACCATTACGCCGTTTTCGCAGTCATAGCATTTTTGGATTAGGGCTATGCCGTTGTCGTTTAAGCCTGTGATTACGGCCTCAACGCAAGCAGCCAGGTCAGCATAGCGCGACTTGAAATGCGGGTTTGTGGATGATTTGAGGGCTGGGCCAAAGGCTTTTTGCGCCTTAACCAGAGCTGTTGCAATTTGTTTCATGTTGTCTCCTTAATAAAATTTTGGGCCACAAGTCACATCCACCAGTGTCTCGGCGGTGTAACCATTGATCTTGCGTTTACCGTAAATCGTGATGGCTCTGAGGCCATTTTTTTCGCATTGCTTGATTGCGTCTATAACTTCATTTCTGCCCATCGGTTGAATTTGTTTATCCATGATCAGCTCTTGTTCGGTTAGTTTTGTTTCGGTAAAGTGGCTGCAACCCACTAGCGCCAGTAGTAAAAATGCGTATTTCATTACGGTCTCCAAACAAAAAGGTCAAACAAAACTACCACAATAGCGGCTACCGAAACAATCCAGAGGGCAATCTGCGCCCAATCGGTGGGTTTTTTGTATTTCTCAATATCAAACATAGTCGTTCCTTTCAATCAAAGGCGCATATTCGCGCTCAAGCTGGGCAATCACGGTGTCGGCAAGGATGTTGTAAAGGTCAACTTGACCAAGATAGCAGTGCCACAAATTGCCGCTAACTGGGCAAAAGTAACAATCCATCTTTTCGGTCATATCAAAGTGCGTGACTTGCAGATGCTCTAAACCGCTTCTGACCATGATGCGGGCATCGTTAAAAGGTAATGTTTCGATGTGTTTCATATTTACTCCTAAAAGACCCTATGCGAAATTGCTGGGGCATGGGTGCATTGTTAAGGTAAATTAACAACCATGCAAGCACTTTATTTAATTCCTGACTGTTTTGTGGGGATTTTGTTGTTTAGATGCCTTAACATAGAATTACCGCATGACAAAACAGCAATTAGTTCAGTTGGCAGGATCACAAAGTGAGCTTGCAAAGATTCTTGGCATTAGTCGAGTGGCGGTGTGTTTGTGGAAAGCTGTGCCAGAACTGCGATTGCGCCAGTTGAAAGATTTGCGACCACAGTGGTTTGTATTGGATTAAAATGTGGACTTGGCTACCCTTAGCGGGGGAAAAGGCGATTCGTTACCGCCCTGCCACAGTCTCTTTGTAACGGCGACCGACAACGTGAGGTTTATATGCACTACTACCAATTCAATATTGGTGACTATCTCAGTCACACAAAGCATCTTGATTTAATGGAAGATTTGGCTTATCGCCGACTTCTTGATCTTTACTATTTACATGAACGACCGTTGAACAGCGGTATAGCGTCTGTTGCACGGCAGATCGGTATGCGTGACCAAGAGACAGAGGTCAAAACTGTGCTTGAGGAGTTTTTTGACTTATCCGATGATGGGTGGATAAACCAACGAGCAGACAAAGAAATTAAGCATTTCCACAGCAAAATTGATCAGGCATCAAGGGCTGGTAAGGCATCTGCTGAACGGAGGATGAGCGCACGTTCAACGGACGTTCAACTAACCAATAACCAAGAACCAATAACCAATAACCAATTAAAACCCTCTTTATGTCCACCTGACGGTGAACTTGAATCAGCAAAAAAGTTACCTGGCTGTGACCACAAGGCAGTCATTGAGCTGTACCACCAGAATCTGCCCACAATGCGGCGAGTGGAGGTTTGGAACGAAACCCGAGCTGGTTACCTACGGCAACGATGGCGGGAGGTGGCGGCAGAGCTGGCGCAAGCGCAAGACATCACCGCATCTGATGTGCTTAACTGGTGGAGTGAGTTTTTCCAATCTGTTGGCAAATCCAGATTTTTGACCGGTAGGGTTAACAGCAAGGACGGTCGGGCATTTGTTGCCGACTTGGAATGGATACTAAAACCAAGCAATTTTGCAAAAATCGTAGAGGGGAAATATCATGGCAATAACTAAGTTCACTCAGCAAAAAGACGATTCTTTTGATGACACACTGCGTTTAATGTGTTCTGTCCAAGGTTGTCCAAACCGTTGGTCAGTTAACTCTGATGGCGAAAAACCCAAGTGCTCAAAACACCAATGGAATAAAAATGAGAAAAAGACACCTGCTAAAAGCTGGCACGATTTCGGGGAAGAATTCTAAAATGAACCATGAGCACAGAAAAATCGCCAATTCAATCCTTAGCCGACTTAAAGACGGCGAACAATTTAGCCAATCAGTCATTAGAACAGCGCTTAAAGATACAGGAGACCTTGCGCCAAACCGAGGCGAGAGATTGGATCAAGCGGTACAGGAAAAAGATCAAGGAGGAGGGCGCAACCGAAGCATGGGCATGGTGGCAGAAAACCTTATCCGACTTAGTAAAAAAACGTGGTCAGAAAGCTGTGGACGAATTGCGGAGGCGCATGAATGAGGGCGGCAAAAATTGATGCAAATCAAGAGGCGGTGGTCACGGCGCTACGAACGGCTGGCGCTACGGTGCAGTCTTTGGCTGGTGTTGGAAAGGGTGTACCTGATTTGCTGGTGGGCTATAAAGGCCAAACCCTGCTCATGGAAGTTAAAGACGGCTTTAAAGCGCCGTCTGCGCGACTTTTGACTGAAGACCAGCTACGGTGGCATCATAACTGGTTAGGGGGCGCATTGGCGGTTGTAGACAGCCCTGATGCGGCTTTACGCATGATTGGGGTGATCAAGTGAGAATTGTTTGTTGGTTTAGTTGCGGGGCGGCAAGCGCAGTAGCCACAAAATTGGCAATTGCTGAAAATAATGGCAAATTACCTTTAATCATTGCTTACACAGAAGTGGCAGAGGAACATCTTGACAACAAGCGGTTTTTGAAAGATTGTGAAATTTGGTTTGGTCAAGAAATAATAATTTTGAGAAATGATTTCTATCAGGGGTCAATTTACAAGGTGTTTGAAAAAAACTACATTCGCACACCTAAAGGCGCACCATGCACTAGAGCATTAAAAAAACAGGTTCGCCAAAGGTTTGAGGAAAAAACTGACAGACAAGTGTTTGGTTATACGGCAGAAGAACAGGCGCGGCTTGATAGGTTTATTGATGCCAACAATGATGTAAATATTTGGACTCCTTTAATTGACAAAGGGCTTTCCAAAGAAGATTGTTTGGCTATGCTTAAAAACGCCAATATTGAATTGCCTGCAATGTATCGCCTTGGATATAACAACAACAATTGCATTGGGTGTGTCAAAGGCGGCATGGGGTATTGGAACAAAATTAAGGTAGATTTTCCTGACCACTTTGATCGCATGGCAAAACTTGAACGATTTAAAAAGCAAACGGTATTTAAAGACCGTTATTTGGATGAATTAAAACCTACAGACGGGCATTATCCAAGTGAGCAGAACATTGAATGTTCTATTTTTTGCCAAATGGCTGAACAGGATTACAAGTGAGAAGCCTTGAGCAAAACCGGCTAATGTGGGCAAACCTTGAGGACATTGCCCAGCAAGTGGTCTGGTACGGTCAAAAGCTACACAAGGAAGAATGGAAAGATGTTTTGACGGCTGCGCTGAAAAAGCAAAAGATCGTGCCTGGCATTGAGGGCGGGTTTGTGGTCATTGGCGCAAGGACAAGCAAAATGAGCGTGGCAGAAATGACCGAGCTGATTGAGCTGTCATCCATGTTTGGCGCACAGCAAGGTGTTAAGTTTCGAGCATTAGAGGAATAAAAAGGGGATCGGCACAAGGCCGACCCAAAATAATCACCGCAAGCATTTAAAACGGCAACCAAAAAGAAGTGTATCCATGTTCCAAAAACATCAATATGTAAGGTCAAAAAAGTTACTCAAACTGGTAGCGGGTCTTGATTGCCAATCCTGTGGGTCGGGCAATATGGTGCAAGCGGCGCACACAAATTGGGGTGGTGGCAAAGGTCGGGGCGTCAAGGCTGACGACAATTTGGTGGCTGCGCTGTGCCTCAAATGCCATTACGAGATTGACCAAGGCAAAGACATGAGCAAAGAAGAACGGCAAGAAATGTGGGAACAAGCACACATTGCCACCGTAAAAAAACTGTACATTCAAGGACTTTGGCCTGTTGACGTGCCGATTCCAGCGTTTACAATTGAGCCGCAGTTGTCTCCTTTGCAGGGGCATTGACCCCTGCTTTTTTTTAGGATAACCATGAAAAAAGACGTAGCCGACTTTATTTCCACGCTGTTTCACAGCTCAACGGTGACGCATTTCATGCACCTAAGCACCGATTCATATGCCACGCATAAGGCTTTGGGTAAATACTACCCAGCCATTGTCGATTTGGCTGACAACTACGCAGAGGCGTATTCAGGCTGTTACGAAAAGATCAAGGATTTTCCTGAAAACTTTCACAACGCCAAAGACCCGCAAAAGTACCTTGCCAGCATCAAAACTTACATTGAAAAAAACCGTGATGCTTTGCCAGACGACAGTCATTTGCAAAACATTGTGGATGAGATTGCCGCACTGGTTGATAGCACAATCTATTTATTGTCATTAAAATGATCAGGATATTTGCTGGCTATGACCCAAGGGAAGCTGTTGGCTACCATGTGTTCTGCCAGAGCCTGATTGAGCGCACCAGCGAGCCGGTAGCCATAACACCGTTATACGGTACACAGCGGGACGGCACAAACGCATTTACTTATCAGCGGTTTCTTGTACCCTACTTCACCAAGTTTAGCGGCAGGGCAATATTTTTGGACGCAAGCGATATGCTGATGCTGTCTAACATTGATGACCTTGCCAAGCTGTTTGACCCGACCAAGGCAGTGCAAGTGGTTAAGCACAATTACCTGACCAAGCACCCAAAGAAATACATTGGCACACCAATGGAAGCGGCGAACAGGGACTATCCCCGAAAGAACTGGTCAAGCCTAATTCTGTGGAATTGTGACCACCTAAGAAACCGAGTGCTGACACCTGACTTTGTGGCTGACCACAGCGGCTCAGACTTACACCGTTTCGGTTGGTTGCCCGATTCACTTATCGGTGAGTTACCGAAAGAATGGAACGTATTGATTGGCGAACAGGACAACAAAAATGCCAGAATTGCCCATTACACGCTTGGCATACCTGAGTTTGAGCATTACCAAGATTGTGATTTCAGCAAGCAATGGTTTAACACCAAAAGCCGACTAATGAACGGCTTGATCAAAATGCGGGAGACGGTCGATGGATAACGGTAAATGAAAATCACCCAAAAAAAGGTTGACAGCCTAATACCTTATATCAACAACAGCCGCACCCACAGCGATGAGCAAGTGGCACAAATAGCGGCAAGCATTAAAGAGTTTGGCTGGACTAACCCAATATTGGTAGATGGCGACAACAGCATCATTGCCGGCCACGGCAGGCTAATGGCGGCAAGGAAGCTGGGCTACAAGGAAGTACCCACCATTGAGCTGTCAGACTTAACAGAAACCCAAAAAAAAGCCTACATCATTGCCGACAACCGCCTGGCGCTTAACGCTGGCTGGGACAACGAGCTGCTAACCATTGAGCTTAACGATTTGCTGGCAGATGGCTTTGCATTGGAATTGCTGGGCTTTGACCCTAAAGAGCTAGACGCATTGCTTGAGCCAGAAGTGGTTGAGGGCTTAACAGACGAGGATGCTGTTCCTGATGTACCTGATGAGCCAACAACCAAACGCGGGGACATATATCAACTTGGTTATCACCGATTGATGTGTGGTAATTCAACATTTATAGATGATGTTGAAAAGTTAATGCAGGGTACATATCCTGATCTGATACACACAGACCCACCGTATGGAATGAATGCTGTTAGCAAATCGTCTGTGCTTAAAAAGAATTACAAAATTGATATTCTTGGTGATGATTCGCCAGACGTGGCAAAAGACGCATTCAATTTGATTTATGGGTTATATCCAGAAGCCAAGCATATTTGGTGGGGGGCAAACTATTATTGTTCCGCATTGCCCGACAGCGAATGCTGGCTTGTTTGGGACAAGGACAATGGTCAATCCGATCAAACCGATTGCGAGTTGGCATGGGCAAATTTTAGAAGTGTTGTGCGCCAATTTACCAAATCATCAGAAAAAAAGAATCGCGTACACCCAACACAAAAGCCCGTGGCATTGATGGAATGGATTATTCGCCGTTTCAAATTATCATCTGACACCATTGCTGATTATTTTGGCGGGTCTGGAAGCACATTGATTGCTGCTGAAAAGCACGGGATCAAAGCATTTGTGATGGAATTTGACCCAAAATTCTGCGATGTGATTGTTAAACGGTGGGAAGACTTTACAGGCAAAAAAGCCGTATTGTTGTTAGAATCCACCGTAACAGCTTAACGAGTTCCCCTATATAAAAGATGGCACTAATTCCTCAAAAGGCGCACAAGCCAACCGATGAGACCCGCAGGATGGTCGAAAGCACCAGCGGATTAGGCTTGCCGCATGAGCAAATAGCCATTCTTGTGGGCATAGACGACAAGACTTTACGCAAGTATTACCGCACCGAATTAGATTTAGGTAAGGCCAAAGCCAACGGACAAATAGCCAAAACCTTGTTTGGTAAAGCCACAGGGGGCGACACTACCGCATTGATCTGGTGGACAAAGACGCAGATGCGCTGGGCTGAAACCGTTAAGCAAGAAATCACAGGCGCAGAGGGTCAAGACTTGGTGATCAAGTGGGCAGCAGGGAAATAATACTGCCGTATAGCCCGCGGGAAGCATTTATGCCTTTCCACAATAGAACAGAACGCTGGTCGTGTTTGGTTGCCCACCGTAGGGCTGGCAAGACCGTGGCGGCAATCAATGACCTAATCAAACGAGCCATCACCGAGGGTCATAGAGGGGCGCAATATGCTTATATAGCCCCATTTCGCAGCCAGGCTAAACGAGTGGCATGGGACTACATTAAGCATTACGCCGCACCAATCACTAAAACCACCAATGAATCAGATTTGGCGGTAGAGCTGCTTAACGGCGCAAAGATCATGCTGTTTGGCTCAGACAATGCAGATGCCATGCGAGGTTTAGGATTTAACGGCGTATACCTTGACGAATACGGTGACTTTAAGCCCAGCGTTTGGGGTAACGTCATTCGCCCCACATTGTCAGACCGGCTTGGCTGGGCGGTCTTTGGTGGTACGCCAAAGGGCAAAAATCAGTTTCACGATATTTACAAGGTCAGCCAAGTTGTGCCTGATTGGTTTCTGTTAAGGCTACCAGCAAGCGTGTCCCAAATACTGCCAGACTCAGAATTGCAGGCGGCTCGGTCACAGTTAAGCCAAGACCAGTACGACCAAGAGTATGAATGCAGCTTTGATGCCGCTATCCTTGGTGCGTTCTTTGGTCATGAAATGCGCTTGGCTGATGATGAGGGCAGGATATGTGAGTTGCCGTTTGAGCCTGAATCTTCTGTATATACGGCGTGGGACTTAGGTTACCGAGACGACACTGCCATTTGGTTTTATCAGGTAGTGCGGGGCGAGATCAGGGTAATGGACTACTACGCGGTCAGCGGCGCAAGCATTGAGGAAATCTGCGATGCGGTCATAGCCAAGGGCTACCGATATACCCGCCACCACCTACCGCATGATGCTAGAGCCAAAACCTTGGCCTCGGGTGGTAAGTCGATTGTCGAGCAATTGGCAGCGCATCTGGGCGGCATAAGCAAGTTGGCAATAGTGCCTGAGATTGGCATACAAGACGGCATCCAAGCGGTGCGGATGATTTTGCCAATCTGTTATTTTGATTCCAGATGCGATGAGGGCTTGGAAGCGTTGAGGCAATATCAGCGGGAATACGATGAAGATAAGAAAACTTTTCGTCAAACTCCGCGCCACGACTGGTGCTCACACCCCGCAGATGCGTTTAGAATGTTGGCAGTAGCCTATCGACAAGAGGCAAGAGATCAAACACCGCCCAAGGGCAAGACCCTGCAAACCATCACACTTGATGAGCTGTGGGACTTTGAGATGCAACATAAAGAGGAGCGAATATGAGCCAGCCAGTAGCAGAAGTCGGTGCATACAAAAACATCACCGCCACAGGTGCAGTCACAACAGGCCCATGCCAATTGCTTGGCTTTTACGTCAACAGCACCAGCTCAGGCACTTTGGTGCTTAGAGACGGTGGCGCAAGCGGTACAGTTATGTGCGGCACAATTACACCGGCAGTTGGTTATCACCCATTTCCCGCCAACGTAGGAACTAGCCTACACGCAACCGAGGGTGGCACATTGGATGTGACATTCTTCTTTGCCAGCGGTAACTGATTATGTACGAAGAAAACGGCGCATATGAGGGCGAAGACCCAGGCCCGTACTGGCATGACCAGATTGAGACCGCCATCAAGATATTTGATAAATGGGAAAAGCGCGGCTTAAAGGTTGTCAAGCGGTATCGGGACGAACGTGATGCCATTGAGATGCCAAGGATGAAGTTCAACATCCTGTGGTCAAACATCCAAGTGCTGTTTCCCGCCCTGTACGGCAGACAAGCCAAGCCCGAAGTTTCACGCCGGTACATGGATCAAGACCCTGTGGGTCGATTGGCTTCCACAATGCTTGAGCGTGTCATGGAGTACGAGACCACGCAATTCGGTGACTTTGACGCTGCCATGTCTGGTGCGGTGCAAGACAGATTGTTGCCTGGTCGCGGTACAGCATGGATTCGCTATGAGCCTGTAATCGTCAATGACCGCCCCGAGGTTGAGGGTGTGGAGCAAGACGAATCACAGGTTTACAACACGATTGAAGACCCGACAGAGCGCATTGATGCGGCTCACAGCCCTATTGATTACGTCTACTGGTCAGACTTCTTGCATTCACCCGCCCGAACATGGGATGAGGTTTGGTGGGTAGCTCGCGCTGTTTACATGACCAAGGAGGAGGGTGTAGAGCGCTTTGGTGACGTATTCAACAACGTAAGCCTGACTAGCTCAAACACCGACATGGACGGCAAGAATCCATTGACCGCCAAGATGACCTATGACAAAAAAGCAATGGTCTATGAGATTTGGAACAAGCGCACGGCTAAGGTTTGTTGGATTGCCAAAGGTTATCCACAGGCATTAGATGAGCGTGATGACCCGCTAGAGCTGGAAGAATTCTTTCCATGCCCTAAACCGTTGATGGCAACCACCACCACCGGCACAATGATTCCTGTACCTGATTACTGTGAGTACGAGGATCAGGCGCAAGAGTTGGATAACCTGACACAACGCATTTACCTGTTGACTAAGGCTTGTAAAGCGGTCGGTGTGTTCAATGCTGAGTTTAAAGAGCTGGCGCGGATGTTCAGCGAGGGCGTGGATAACAAGCTGTTCCCTGTTACTGGGTGGGCGGCAATGTCGGAAAAGGGCGGCTTAAAGGGCGCTATCGACATGATGGACACCTCGCAGATCATTGTGACCTTGCGGGAGCTGTACGCAGCCAGAGAACAAGTCAAGCAGTCGATCTACGAGATCATGGGCATATCGGACATCTTGCGTGGATCGTCCAAAGCCCAAGAAACCCTTGGTGCTCAACAGCTCAAGGCTAACTTTGGTAGCTTGCGGTTAAAGAGTAGCCAAGGTGATGTAGCTAAGTTTGCTACCGACATCTTTAAGCTCAAAGCGCAAATTATCTGTAAGTTTTACCCGCCCGAGCTGATTGTCGAAATGTCTGGCGTGATGAACACGCCCGATGGTCAAGACCCGCAGATGTTGCAAGCGGCGTTGGAGATGCTATCTAATAGCACCATTCGCGACTTCCATATTGCGGTTGAGGCTGACAGCTTGGCTCAGATTGATGAGCAAGCAGAAAAGCAAGGCGCACAAGAAGCCATCCAAGCTATCGGTTTGTTCTTGCGTGAGGCAATCCCTATGATTAGCCAAGCGCCTGAGACCTTGCCAATGGCTTCCGAGATGCTGTTATTCCTTGTACGCCGATTTAGAGCCGGTCGGGGATTGGAGAGCGCGGTCGAAAGGGCAATGAAAGCCCTGCAAGACAAGGCAGACCAAGCGGCTCAACAACAGCCTGGCCCGCCGCCCGAAATGCTACAAATGCAAGCCGAACAGCAAGCAGAGCAAATGCGTATGCAAGCACAAGCGCAGTCTGAACAGATGAAGATGCAAGCAGACGCACAATTGGCGCAAGCACAGGCACAGCTTGAGATGCAGATGCAACAGGCAAAAGCACAGGCTGATATGCAATTGGCGCAAATGAAAGCGGACTTTGAAGCCGCCAAGCAAAACAATGAATTACAAATTAAAGCCCGAGAAATGGCTGGAAAGGAAGAATATGAGCGATGGAAAGCAGAACTTGACGCAGCGACTAAGATCATGGTGGCAAGGATTGGTAGCAACCCTGGCGTCGACTTACCAGTTGTTGAAGCAGCGGCTGCACAAATAACCAATGAGCTAGGTGCTCCAATTTCAGAAGCCGTTAACAGAATGGTGGAAATGCACGACCAAATGGCAAATATGCACGGTCAGACTATGCAAAACATTGGTGAGGCCATGCAAAGGCTTAACGCACCCAAGAAAGTTATTAGGGGTGCTGACGGTCTTGTCATAGGCGTGGAGACAGCATGAGCTTAGTTCTTGCTGATCGGGTAAGGGAAACCACCACGTCAACAGGCACAGGCACAATTACTTTAGGCGGTGCGGTTGATGGTTATCAATCCTTTGCGGTCATTGGCAACAACAATACGACCTATTACACAATATCAAACACCAGCCAATGGGAAGTTGGTATCGGTCAATACTATGGTGGGACTCTCAGTAGAGACACGATTATTTCGTCATCTACTGGTTCAAAACTTAATCTGATTGCCGGTACAAAAGATGTGTTTGTCACTTACCCTGCGGGTAAATCGGTTAATCAGGATGCCAATAACCGTGTTTTGATACCTTACACAGCAGGCGTAACCAATGTTGGCTCTTTAAATGTTGGGGATACAACAGGTCATACTGATTCGGGAGTGATTGCAGGGTTTACGGCAAGTGAGCCTTTATACCTTTACACAAGCCTGCAAAACACAAGCACAGCCAACACATCATATGCAAGTTATGCGGTCAATGACGGCGGTCATACGGCCTATGGCGAGCTTGGAATAAATAACGCAAATTACAGTTACACGGCGGCGGGATACCCTAATAATGGGTTTTCTGTACCGTTGGCAAGTTTTGTCGAATCCTTTGGTGGCCCATTGGTTTTGGGTAGTTGGGACAATCAAAAGATCAGTTTTATTATCAATGGCGCAGTTAGCACGACTGACGCAGTAACCATCAATACCAATGGATCAGTCGCATTTAATGGTGAAGTGGGTACTGCCGGACAGGTCTTGCAATCTAACGCTACCAGCGCCCCGACTTGGGTAGATAACGCCGCAAAATGGGGGGCGTAAGTGTTTGGCATATCAGCTTTTGCTCAAACACCTTTTGCAAGCGTTCCAGATGCGGCAGCTCCTGTACCCAGTGAAATCCCATTAGGCGGTCACTTTGGCTTTGACGATAAAAAGCGTGATGAACAATGGGCAAAAGAAAGAAAGCTAGAGACCCAGCGCAAGCTAAAACTGCAAGAGGCATTGTTTGGCCTGCCGCCAGAAGTGCGGGAAGAAATCACCTCAGCGCCTGAGCAAACAATAGATGTTGCAGTCAGAAAACAAATTGATTATGATTTGCTCATGCAAAGGGTCAAAGACCTTGAAGTGCGTGTTAAGCTAAAACGTGATGAAGAAGATATTGCAATGATTTTGGAGATGATGTGAGAACAACATGGGTATTTCCATCTGACGGCAGCGAACCCTACGAAAAATCTAAGGGTCGATCTGGCGAATACACCGCAGTGATGGGCGATATTGCCCCATTCATGTCACCTGATGGCGTAATGATTGAGGGCAGAAAGCAGTGGCGTGACCACCTCAAGCGCACCGATTCAATTGAGATGGGGCATTCTGACGTTAAGTATGCACAGCAAGAGTGGAACAAAAAGAAAGAGGCGCACCGAGACAGGTTGCGCGGTCAACTGGCAACGGTACAAGAGTTTGACCGACCAGGCGCACCGATTGCCCCTGTTAAGATGTCTAACAT